GTTGTGAGGTATGCGTAATCAACGGCGTGCCGCCCTGATATGGGCGACAACATATGCGCGTTGGAGATTGAGTTGCCTATGTTGGCAGCCCAGTCTACGAGCCATGACCATGGCGTCAGCTCCCACAGAATCGTAGGGTCATCAACCAAGCCAAGTTGCCGAAGAACCTCCTCCGCCCTCTCTACAAATCCAATACTCGTATGGTTCGGCTTAACTAACGCCGAATACCGCGAGGAGAATTTGTAGTCCTCAGAAATGAGGTCTGTAGTACGAATACTCCAGCGACCTGGGTTCCCGACGTTCGGGGAACCAGATTGAACCTGGAAGTTCTCACCACCACCAGAAAACGGTGCTGATGTGTGACCGACATTCGCCATCTCCACGACAGTGGAGGAGGACGGACCGGTCCAACTGCGATGACGCCGGTTCGATTCGGAATAGACCATGCGGTCCAACCCGATGAAAACCTTAATCATATTCGCGTATTCCTGCAGAAGAGGCATCCACCCGAACTGGACGTTCAGATATTCGGATCCCGCATATTGAAGGGACCGAAGTTTACTCTGATAACGCCACAGAGCTCGGTGGTAGTTCTTGAGAAGTGATGGTACGTCCCCTCGCAACAGTTCTACAACTGTTGTAAGGATGTGAGCCGTCGGCCTCTCAGGAGCGGTCTCAGAAAAGAAAGCATTCGCTGTGCCCTGCCGTTGTACCGGAGTCGTCAGACTACCGGAAGTAACCAGGATGGGGTATGAAACCCAACCATGGTTTTGGACTACGGGCGTGCGTGATGCAACTTGACTGAGAGTGCATGTGCCATAGTAAGTCTCGAACGCAAAACGCGGATCGGACCCCTGTGTGGTCATGTCATAGTGACACGTAATGGGTCGCCTCAAGGCTGTCGCCTTGGCAAACAGGTGCCCAGAGTCACTACTGGAGGTTCTATTCGTGGACAATGCACCACTGGCCATCTCGGCCGGAAATGCAGCGCGCATGACTTCATCGTAGTAGCGTCTCCGCTCTGCGAGTCTGTCAACCAAGGATCCTGATTCTCTAGGACCCCTGATCCCCCACCCATCTTGATCGGGTGAGGGTGCGACATCGGACGCTGAATTTGCGCCCGTCCTCCACGAATACACGTACTCAACCAGTTCAGCGTACCTGACGCTCCAATCCGAATGTAATATCGGACCATTTGTGGAGCCTCGGATATCTGCCTGGCCGCCGAGCGAGCGGTAGTTCAAGCCGCGCACTCGGGTCGTGTAAGGCAAGTCTGTTCTCCTTTCGTGAGATTCGACAGA